CCAACAGCTTGGCGTTCGCCACATCCACGGTGCAGGTGGTGTCACCCAGGCAGGTATCACGCAACGTTTCGTGGCCAGCAAACGAAGCAAAGGCCGCGCTGATCGCATTACGACGCGAAGCTTCGACCGCAATGCCCTGGGCCAGAATTTGGTCCTTATTCAGCGAAGCGTTGGCCGCCGGCGGAGCCGGCTCGACAACAGGCACCACCGGCGGAGTCGACACAGAGTTACGCGGGTTCATCAGGGTTTTCATATGCGGGGGCATGCTGGTGTACTCCTCCAGGCGTTTCGAATTAAGTTGAGCGGCCGCCTTGATAGGCTCTAACACTTGGTCTGCGAAGCCGGCCGCCACCGCTTCGTTTCCGTCCATCCACGTAGTCACCTTGAGCAACGCCGCGATTTCATCGACCGACTTGCCCGACTTACGCGCATACGCCTGGATTAACGTGCCCTCGACCTTATCGAGCAAATCGGCGTACTCACGCATGTCATCTGCGTCACCAACCTGCCCGCCCCAGGGCTTGTGGATCATCATCATGGAATTGGCTGGCATGTAGATCACATCGCCCGCCATCGCCACGACGCTGGCCATGGAAGCGGCCATGCCGTCGATGTACACCTCTACACGGGCCGAGTGCCCCCGCAGAATGTTGTACATGGCCGTGCCGTCCATCACGTCACCGCCACCGGAATGAATGCGGAGATTGATTTGTGACACGTCACCGAGCGCGGCCAGATCGCGTGCGAACTGGCGCGCCGAAATACCCCACGCGCCGATATCGTCGTAAAGCATGACCTCGGCTATCCCACGGGAAGCGGCGCGAATCGAATACCAGCTTTCCTCGGGCTTATTGGTCGGGCTTATCGACGCCCGTGGCCGCATCAGCGGCCCGTTGTTTTTCGTCATCATTGGGCTGATTCTTCCCGTAGATTTGGTGGTAGTAATCGGAGCTGAATACCAGCCCGTCCTTACGGTTCGCGGCGACTTCAGCCGTGCGCGACGCCTTAAGCTCTGAAGGGTTGCGCTGCCGCGAACGAACCACTTCGGCCTCATCAGCAAAGCCGGCCTCAACCAGCAGTTTCCAGGCCGTTGCCTCATGCACCGGGTTAATCCAGGGCATCACCGGCCCTTGATAGAACGCGCCGTAAACCGTTCGGGGATCTACGCCGACAGGCACGACCAACTGGCCGCTCATGATCGCCATGCGCAGCCAGTCGCGATAAACCGGGCGACACCAGTAGTCGATGAACTCGTGTTGCAGCAGGTCGTAACCTAACTGCCCTTCCACCAGCTCCTGGCGTTGCGCCGAATAGGTGCCGTCATAGCTACGCGCAACACTGGAGTAGGTGCTACGGGAACCGGCCGCCACGGCCTTCAACTGGCCGTTACGGAAGCCCTCCAGAAACGGGTTAGGCCGGTTGCTTTCAATCATCCCGACATCTTCACCAGGCAACAGCGTGTCGATCACGATGCCCGGGGCGATTGGAAACGTGCGCTCGGCGCGAACTTCGCCGCTCGCCGGCGGCACAAAGTCCTCCGGCATGCCCTTCTTGATGTACATGGCCAACGCGGCGCTGATACGCGCGGCCACACGCTCGCTTTCCTCGTAGTCCTTGATATCCGCCAGGCGGATCAGCACGGCATGCAGCAGCGGCTGGCCACGGTTTTGGCCAATGCGCTTGCGGTGCGCGATATGAATCATCTGCTCCACCGGCACGCGCTTGGTGTTCTGCGAAAAGTTGCCAGTCAGGTCGCCCGGGTGACTTTTCAGCAGGTGATACGCGCGCACCCGGCGCCATGCATTGCGCTCGATGCCCTGGACAATGCCTGTCGAATAGTCTGTGTATTCGACGGGCAAATAGTCTGGCTCCAGCAGCTCCAGGGCGAAGGGCACCCCGTGCAAATGCTCATAACCGGGCACCTTGCCCATCAGCTTTTGCGCCAACGCTTCGCCGTCACGTAGCCAGGTGCGGCACACCAGGCGCTCCATTTGCGGCCGTGTTAGCTCGCCGGACGCTTCAGGCTTCAGCGACCATTCGCCCCACAGGGCCTTGATCGCGGCCGCAAACTCCACATGCACGCTGCCGTCATAACCGAGCGGGATAGGCTCAACAGCGATGCCAGGCCCACCAACGACGCGTTCTTCCAAGCGGTCGAACAGGCCAGTCACAATGTCGTGGTCTTCGTCCAGCTTCCGGCACTGCTCGCGCAATGACTTCAGCGTGCGTTGCAACGAAGCGTCAGCACTGCGTGGCTGTTTTTTTGCTTTGTGCGTGCGGGTAACAGTGGCGGCCTCAAAGGCCATAATCACGTTGCGAGCCCGCAGGCGCTCAGCCACCATTCCGGGGAACAGCGGCGCCAGGGCTTTATCCAGCAGGTTCAATCAAACGCCGCCAGGGAATAGCCCGGACGCCCTCCGCGCTGCACTAGGGTCAATCGGCGCTCCCATTCCTGGCGGCCCTTGATGATCGCCGGCAGGTCCGACATGACGACACGTCGGCCGTTGAAAGTAACGTCTTTGCCGGCCAACACGTCCGCTTCGGCTTGCAGGTATTTATCCAGCATGTCCTGGGGATTCAAAGCCATGCGCTCGCTCCTGTTTCAATCCAGCCGCCGGCGGCTGGCTGGTGGTCTGGTTGAGATTGGATCGCCGCCGGGGCCTGTTCCGGCTCCGGTGCGACGTGCGGGGCTTCTAGCGCCGGGGTTTCGTCCAGTTCTTCCGGCTCGTCCTCTTCTTCCAGCACCTCCCAAACACCGGTCGCCGGGTTGAGGGTGGCCAGATACTCAAGGTCGAGGCCGAATTTCTCTTGGCTGATACGTAGCGCTGCCAGGGCATACACAAAGCAGTCGAGCGCCTCGTTACGCTTCTTGCTGGCATCCCAGCGAAGCACGCGGCGCCCTCGGGCCATGATCCATTTCTTGGTTTCGCTGGTGAGTTGCTTCAGCTCGTCGCCGTCGCAAATCAGGTCGTCCGCCGGGAAGTGAATCAGCCCGGGTACCGGACGTTCGCCGTCCGGCTGGATTTTGAGGCGGTTGTAAATCACCTCTTTGGCGTTGTCGGTACCGACTTCGGTTAGGTAGGTCTTTGACTTCTTTTCCTTACGCCGTGGGAAGCTGGCAATCGGCTTGCCGTAGGTGCTGGCCCCGAAAATCGGGATCACCCAATGCACGCCATGTTTACGGCTCTCGGCCCGAACATCGTCCGAATGGTGGCCACCAGAGTCCCAACACCAACGCTCTACCCGCATCCGTGTACCGTCTGCACGGGTATGCAGCTTATGCAGCTCAAGCCCAACCTTGCGTTTAAGGACCGCGCTGGATGGATCGCCGTACAGGATGCAGCGGTAAACCAGCCACGATTCTTCACCGGCGCCCCAGCCCCAAACCCGCAACTCGTAACGGTCGTCTTGAGTATCTATCCCGCCAGTCAGCGCAACGACGCGGGCCGGCACCTTGGCCGCGTAGACCTCACGCCGGCCGTACAGCAACTCCCAGTCGACTTTCTCGGTCAGGTCTTCTTCCCACGGCTCGCCCAGCGTGGTGTTTACAAAAGTCTTGAGCTTGCCCCGGTCCTTACCGGCCTTGACGCGCTCGTCTGCGATCTTCACCCAAGTGGTGAACGTTGAATAAATCGTCCAGATATGGAACGTCAGGCGGCGCGGTGTGCGGATAGGCTTATCATCCGCGCCGAACCACTCCATGCTGTCGCGTGTCCAGACGCCGGTTTTCTCGCAGATATAGCGACCGGTGCGTGAGGCCTCGACCATCTGGTAATGCTCAAACGCGCAGCCGTTGCCGGATTCGCAGAGGTACCAAGCCTTATCAACTTCGCCCAGGGCATCCTTGGACCACTTGAGCCCAAACGCCTCATCCTTGCCGCCCCACTTTAGCGTCTGCTCAGTGCGGCAGTGCGGGCACTGGATGTGAAAGCGCAACAGGTAGGCCGATTCCTCGGCCGCTCGCGTAATCTGGCAGCTGCCCGCAAGCTTGGGCGTAGAGCCGCGAATCGACTTAGGAAAGGTCGCGCCCTCTAAACGCTTATCCCCCAGAAAGGTAGGCGAACCCTCGTTGTTAATGTCCGCATCGAAGCTCGACAGCTCGTCGTAGCCCACTTCATCCGGGCTTTTCTCCCGGTAGTTGCCCGCCGCTTTGCCGCCCAGCCACCACAACACCTTGCGGTTTTCGAAGGTCTTTTGATCTTCGGTATTGTCCTTGTGCTTTTTACCGAACCAAGGCGCCATGGCCTTGATTACCGGTACGTCGCGAATCATGGGGTCGACGTGCTTTTTCATGATGCCCTTGGCATCGTCGTCGGTCGGGCTCCACATGCAGATACTGCGTTTTTTATGCTTGAGCTTGTAGGCGATGTTCGCCATCAGCATCTTGGTGTAACCGATGCGCGCCGATTTCGGCAGGTTAAGCTCATGTATCAGGTCGTTACCCATGGCGTTCAGCAACGCCACTTGAAAAAACTCAGTCGTCCATTTGCCCTCTCCGTAGGACGACTCCGACGACATGTAGAAATACTTGTCGGCCCACTCAACCGCCGTCATGGGCGGGTCAACTTCAAGGTTTTTCAGACCGCGCCGGACAGCCTCAACCAGATCCCTCATCCAGGGTGCCGATGTACTCATCTAAAAGCTCCGGTATGCGATCAGCCAACCCAGCAGCGGCGTTACGCGTAACGGCAATTTCACTCTCAACAGCTTCCAAGTGACGGACACTGATATCGGGATGCTTGCGTTTCACGTTCTTGTGGACGGTGTTGAGGGTTGAGGCCAGCAGCGCGGACAAGCTGGCAAGGGCGAACACCATGAATCCGACCGGGACAAGCTCCTTATCCCCAATCTTGTTTTTGCGTGCCTGGGCGTCGGCTTGCTCACGGGTCAACCTCAGCCGCTCGCAATCGATCTTGTAACCAATGAGCGGATCGACCTCTAAGGCGCCAGGTTGCTGCTTGCCGGTTTGGTGTTGCAGACGGTTGTCTACCACCGACCGAACGTCATAAAACGACTCTCGGCCGATCTTCGCGATGGCCGGGACGTCCCATTTATCAAAGGCCTGCACCGAAATACCGAGGCTGTCGGCCATGTTCTTCTTGTTCAGCCAGCCCGGCTGTCGCGTGATCGTGGTTATCTTCGAAGACATAACAACAACCAACCTCTGAAAAAGGGTCACACGTAGCGAATGGGCGGGGCCCGAATTACCCCCTTAGGGGGTAGGGTCCGGGAGTACCTTTTGCTTTTTGGCCGGGGGTCACCTGTCAACCCCAAAAACCCACGAAAACGACGAAAAGCGGCATTTTTTCACCCTTTTTCCTCCTTTCCGCTCAAGGTTTGGCCGATGCGATCGCTTCAGCCCAGGCCGCCGAGAACTCCCCGGCGTAGTTGGCCTGCACGATGTTCCCGGCGATCTTGAAGAACGGGAAAATGGTGCGATATCGCGGCGCCGAGTCGCTGAAGATAAAGACAGGTCGCACTGCGTCACCCATCCCCATTGTCTTGCGCTCCCACACGCCTTGGGTTCCACCAACGTCGCCGGAAAAGAACCGGTGCGCGTTGCCCTTGCGCTTGCTTCGCGCGCTATCGGTCGCGTTTGCCTGATAGCCTCCAGCCGACTCAGCAGCACCCAGCCCCGACAGGATCTTCAACATCGTGCCGCGCGACACGTTGCCGTACTGGTTCATGAAAGGCGCCGTTGGCACCGCGTACTGGCCGCTGCGCATGATCCCGCGCGCAATCAACGCCTTCTCAAACCGCTTATGCGGCCGAAGCCCACCACTCACGGCTTGCTGAAGGTAGGTATCAGCCGGAATGCCGGACGCCCATGAATCCTTGAAATAGACCTGGGCGTCTTTGGTCTTGGTGGCCATCTTCACGAACAGGCTGTTAAGCGTGGTCGGAGTCGGCCGATCAAGGCGCTGTTTCATCACCGTGATAGTGCCCTTCTTGACCCGCTGGGCCAGTCGGGTCTTAGTCAGGGCGAGAACAAAGGGAAGGTGCTTATGCTCCAGCTCTTGCAGGGCCTTGGTAATAGGGGCCGCATCAAGTGACAGATCCACCTTAAACATGCGACCTCCTTTCAGTGATTGAGCCGGTTACGTTTCCGGCGCCCGGGCTAACAGGCCGCACTCAATGGCACATAGGGCCGCTTTCGGGTTCAGCAGCTACTGACGCGCTCCGGCCTCGATATTTTCTCGTCGGGGCAAGCGATCCCGCCGGCGTCCCGGCTTTCTGTCGAGGGGAATACATCGTCTCTTACGGCCGAGAAGGCCCTGGGCTTACTTCATGGCAGAACCCTCGTTATGCGTAACGATTGGCGCATTGCAGGCTCCAGACTCGCGGCAATCCAGATTCCCCGCGACGACATAAGCCAGCAGAACCATCCACAACATCAGTACCGGACGCGCCTTCAATTCAAGTCCGCCTTTTTCTCTGCCCAGCGCTTGCCGAACTGGCGGACGTACTCAATGCCAAGGGCACCGACAAAGCCAGAAGTTGCCAGGGCCCAGCCATAACTGAAGTTGAATTCCCGCACCGTCAGCCCGACCGAAAGCACAATCAGCGAGCCAATCGACGCCTCCAGAAACTTGCGCCAGTTGCTGGTTTCTTTGCCGTCGTACTGAATCCGCAGCCAGGCCAGAACGAACGCCAGGCCCATGGCCAAGCCGTTTTCCTTCAAAGCCATCAGCAGCAAAAGCAGAAAGGTCGGATCTTTTTCGGGAGGAAGGAGCATTTTAGGCATCTCGTTTATCTCCCGAAGTCCGGGGAAGGGGCATAAAAAAACCCCCGACCTGTGAGGGCCGGGGGCTGAATGAACTGTGTCGCATGAGCATCGTGGCCGGAACAACACCACAATGCCGTGAAAGATAGGGAAAGCTGCCAACCCTGTCAAGCATTGCGTGTAAATTAACACTAATCGTGTAAAAACCGCGCACTGTCAACCCTTGGATTTTTGGCTGCGCCTCACAGCTCCAAGGCGATCTCTGATCGCGCCAGAAGGCACCGCGACTCACCCGCCCAAGTGCCGCCACAGCCCCGTGGCAGCTGCTTCTGGCAGTTCTTGCAGACACGGCCATCCAGCTTGCAGCGCTGTTTTTCCAGCAACCGGTTGTCGTTTCTCAGCAGCGTCAAAAGGTACTCGGTTGCGGTATACGGAACCCCCTTAGAGCCCCGCCGCACGCGGCCTTCAGCCAACATCAGCCGTTCCACAGGCCCCATTTTCAGCTCAAACACCTCAACACCGGCCTCTTTTTCGCGTTCGCGCTGCTCCCGTTTGCGCTGCGCCTCGGGCGTCAGTTCGTTTTCATCATCGTTGTGACCCGTCACAGTCACCGGCCCACGGCGCAGCGGCTCAACGCCCCGGAACGCATCGGCCGCCACATCCTGCTCTACCTCGCTCATTTAAAATCCTCTTATATGATTAATTTTGCTTTGGGCCTCTAAGCCAGCCAGCCCGCAGGGTCCACGGCAGTGGGCTTAACGGCGCGTCTTGCTCCTGTCTTGTCCTGCAACGCATCAAAACCCTGCGCATTGAGCCATTCGTGCCAGCGCTCCAGGGCGTCGCGCTTGATGTCCTCGCCTCGGTCTTGAAAGTAGGTCGCCTCCAAATCGGTCAAGGAGTGGTTGAGCAACAGCTTGACCACCAGGCTATCCACACGGAACTTGGCCCAGCAGGTGCGCGCCAGTTTGCGCAGGTCGTGACTGGTCCATTCGCCGGCGCCGTAGCGGGTGAATACGGCAAACGCCTGGCTACGCGACATAGGCCGACCGGAGTGAGTGGCAGACGGGAACAGATAGGCCCCGTCATACCCCCGCGCTTTTTGGTTTTCTCGGTACCGGTCAAGGAAGGCCACAACGGCAGGCGTCAGCGGCAACAGGTGGTCGCGTTTCGACTTGGTATCAGCCCCGGGAACAA